CCGGCGCATCTGCTGGCAGCGTGATCCTCAAGGATGGCGGCTCCAGCGGCACAACGCTGTTCACCATCAACACCACTGCCAACGGTGAGACTTTCAACGTCTTGATCCCGGCAGAGGGCGTTCTGTGTTTGACCAGTGCCTACGCTACTTTGTCAAACGCAAAGGTGACGGTGTTTTATGGCTGAAGAAGCACGCCCGATGGACATTGCAGGTCGCAAACTGATGATTGCGATCCCTGCATACGATGGCAAACTGAACATCAAGACCTCCTTTGCTTTGGCCGATCTTGTGGTCAAAGCTTCGAGGTTTGGCGTTCAGGTTCAACTGTCGCACCTATCGGGCTGCTCTCTCATCACCAAGGCCCGCAACGTCTTGGTGGCCAACTTCCTTGAGTCGGACTGCACGGACATGCTGTTTGTGGACGCCGACATCGTGGTGGACGCAGACTCTGTGCTCCGACTGCTGGCGCTGAGCACCGGCAAGGACATCACGGCTGGCATGTATACCCGCCGCGCAGAGGATCGCAAGTTCTTCTTGGACATCTACAAGGACCAGAACAACACCCTTGAGTTTGATGCTCACGGGATGCTTCGGGTTGAGAATGTGGCCACTGGCTTCATGATGATCCAGCGCCATGTGATTGAGAAGATGATCCAGAACCACCCCGAGTGGAAGTACTTCAACGACTTCTACAACCGGGACGAGTTCTGCCTGTTCGACTTTGAGCTGTCGAACGGCCAGTACATTGGCGAGGACTACACCTTCTGCAAGCGTGCCCGCGCAGACGGCTTCACGGTCTTCGTTGACCCAGAGATCACCCTGCCGCACGTTGGCTCTCAGGAATATCACCGCAGCTTCAAAGAGTCTGTGCTGATGCCCTTGATCGAGCAGTACTGCACACCCCAACTGAAGGTCGTCAATGGCTAAGACACCCGCACCCAAGAAGAAAGGCCCATCCTTGGCGGTGGGTCGCGGCGAGAAGCTGCCTGTTTCCAAAGGTGCAGGGCTGACTGCCAAGGGACGCGCCAAGTACAACGCTGCGACGGGCAGCAACCTCAAGGCTCCACAGCCCCAAGGTGGCCCTCGCAAGGATTCTTTCTGCGCCCGAATGTCCGGCATGCCCGGCCCCATGAAGGACGAGAAAGGCCAACCTACGCGCAAGGCTGCGGCCTTGAAGAGATGGAAGTGCTGAGATGGACATCAATACCATTTGGTCCGCCGCGCTGTCTCTCATAATGGGGGCGGTTTGGTTCTTCATGCGCGAAAAGTTTGATGAACTCAAGCGGCTTGACATCCTGCTAAACAAAACACGCGAGGAGATAGCCCGTGATTACACGACTAACGCAGAAGTTCAGAGAATTACTGACCACATTGACCAACGCTTTAATCGCCTCGAAGCAAAAATTGACCAGCTTATTCAAGCGGGGAAGTAATGCCAAGCAAAACTAAAGCGCAGCATAATTTCATGAACGCCGTGGCACACAGCCCGGCATTTGCGAGGAAGGCTGGCGTCCCACAATCGGTGGGCAAAGATTTTTCCAACGCGGACAAGGGCCGCAAATTCTCAAAAGGTGGCGATATGAAAGAGTCCAAAGCAATGGTGAAGAAGGAAGTCGGCTTCATGAAGAAAGCTGGCGCACCCAAGTCCATGATCAAGCACGAAATGGCTGAAGCCAAGGGCAAAGGCTACAAAGCCGGTGGCTCGATTGGCACAACCAAGATGGGCGCGGTAAAGACCAACCCCGGTAACATCAACGGCGTTGCCACCAAAGGCAAAACCAAAGGCACCATGGTCAAGATGGCCCGTGGCGGCAAGGCCTGCTAAGGAGTAGTCATGGCGACAAAGAAGATCAAGCGCTTTAACGAAGGCGGAGTGTCTGACAAAGACCGTGGACTGGAATCATCGAAAGATGAGAAGGTTGGCTTCTTTGAACGCCTGCGCATGGGTAACATCGACCAAGAGGGCTCTGAGGCCTACAACCGCTTTGGCGCTGGCCGCGCCAAGGCTGATCGCGACATGGCAAGTGAAGCTGCAGCCATGAAGGCTGTGGATGCGTATCGCGCAGCTCCCGCCGCTCCCGCTGAAGAGCGTGATGCAATGGAAGAGGCGAACGCACGCGAGCCCATTCCAGTTCCCGCTGGACCAAGGGTTGAGTCGCCCAAACCGGGCGGTAGACCTCGTGTAAACGTTCAGGCAGAAAAGCCTTCTGCTCCAGCCAAGCCAAAGATGCAAGAGCAGACCTACACCCGCAGGGGTGGGGCCACAGCCGAAGATCGCGCATCCAGAGCTGCTCCGGCCTCCAACCCCAACTACTCCAACGAGGGTCGTGGTCGTGAGATGACCAAAGAGCAGCAGTACGCTCGAGCCGAAGCTGAAGCAAAGTCGCCAGAGGGTGTGGCAAAGCGCAAGAAAATGGAAGCCGAGCAGGGTCTTGAGCGCGTAACGCCCGAAACAGCCTTGCTTCCCGGTGGTGGCTTGAAGATGCTGAGCGAAGCAGCCAAAAAGCTTGCAGCCCCAAAGATGGCCAAGTACGCTCAAGAGGCTTTGCCAGCACCAACCAAGCGTCTGCCTTTCGATAAGGCTGGCTCTCTTGCCCGCAAGCGCTCCGAGAGAGCGGATATGCGCCGAGAGGAGATGCTGAAAGAAAACGCCAGACGCTACGGGCTAGACGAAGACGCTCCCGGCTACCAAGCAGCCGCTGACGCTGTGCGCAAAGGTCTTGGCGGTAAAGACTTTGGTCTGAAGAAGGGCGGCTCCGTAAAATCGAAGCCTGTCATGAAGAAGATGGCCTCTGGAGGCTCTGTCACACCTGCATCCAAACGTGCAGATGGCATCGCTACTCGCGGCAAAACCCGTTGCAAAATTTGTTAAGGAGCTGACATGAACGACGAAATGGAAAAGAAACCTCGCGGCATTAAAGATGGTGTTTACACAGAAGACTCCGGCCTTCCTCCTCCACAGGACATCGATGGCGGCTCGGCCTCCAAGCCCAAAAAGCCAAAGAAGTACGCCAGTGGCGGCGTTACTCGCGCCGATGGCTGCGTCACCAAGGCCCACACCAAGGGCAAGATGATCAAGATGGCTGGCGGCGGGATGTGCTGACATGTTAGCAAGCCGTGGTATGGGGGCCATCGCCCCCTCTAAAATGCCCAAAGGCGTCCGCAAGGCTCGCCGGGACGACACCGACTTCACGCAGTACGCTGAAGGCGGCAAGGTGGGTTTGTACGCAAACATCCACGCCAAGCGTGCTCGGGGTGAGAAAATGCGCAAACCGGGCCAAAAAGGCGCACCCACGGCTCAGGCGTTCATCGACTCAGCCAAGACAGCGAAGAAGTAAACCATGGCAACATCAGGCACCACCGCTTTCAATATGGACCTCACGGAAATCGTTGAGGAGGCGTTTGAACGCGCTGGTGGTGAGTTGCGCACGGGCTACGACCTGCGCACAGCCAGCAGATCGCTGAACCTGATGTTTGCCCAGTGGGCGAACCGTGGTTTAAACATGTTCACGTATGAGCAGGGGTCCATTAACTTGGTCGCCGGTCAAGCCACATACGACCTACCAGAAGACACCGTTGACTTGCTGGAGCATGTGATCCGTACCGGCGCTGGCAATGCTTCGACTCAGGCCGATCTGACCATTACCCGCATCAGTGTCTCAACCTATGCCACGATTCCAAACAAGCTCCAGCAGGCTCGTCCAATTCAAGTCTGGATTGAGAGACTGGACACGCCTCGCATTACCGTTTGGCCTACGCCTGATAACTCCCAGCCGTACGTTTTTGTGTATTGGCGTCTTCGTCGTATGCAGGACGCTGGCACAGGTGTAAACACCATGGACATGCCATTCCGCTTCTACGAAGCGATGACGGCTGGCTTGGCTTATCACCTTGCCCTGAAGATTCCCGGAGCCATGGAGCGTTTGGGCGTCCTCAAGCAGCAGTATGACGAGGCTTGGGAGCTGGCCAGTTCGGAGGATCGCGAGAAAGCTGCAATACGCTTTGTGCCGCGTCGTCAGTTCATCGGTGGAGGCACCTGATGAGTAATCGCTTCGCATCCGGCAAGAAAGCGATTGCGGAGTGTGATCGCTGCGGCCAGCAGTTCAAACTGAAGAATCTCAAGACCGAGATCATTAAGACCAAGAAGTACGAGCTTCTGGTGTGCCCGGAATGCTGGGACCCAGATCAGCCCCAGTTGCAGCTTGGCATGTTCCCGGTGGATGACCCTCAAGCTTTGCGCAACCCCCGCAGAGACACGACATACGTGACCTCGGGCATCAACGCAAACGGAAACCTGTCTGGTGGCTCTCGAGACATCCAGTGGGGCTGGAACCCAGTCGGTGGTTCTCGGCTCTTTGACAACCTGTTGACGCCGAACTATTTGGCGTTGACGGCACAGGTCGGTACAGTGACAATCTCAACATCGTAAGGAGTCCATCATGGATGCAAAAGCAGCAGTTCACAAGCATGAGAAAAACATGCACAAGGGCCAGCCTATGACCAAATTGGCCAAGGGCGGCAAGACCAATGCCGACATGAAGAAGTACGGTCGCGGCATGGCCAAGGTCATGAACCAGCGCGTCTCTTCTGCGCCAAAGGGGAAGTAATATGGCCAAGTTCAGCCAGAAGATGATGGGCAAAGAGGTTGGCCAAGCCAGCGTCTATGCCGAGCCCCACACCATGAAAGGTAAAGCCGTGAAAGCTACTACCAACCCCGGCAAAGAGCCAAACCACAGCCGTGTTGACACGGTGAATATGTCTGTGGGCGCGTTCAGCAACAAGCCCGATGGCATGGGCACCAAGACCAGTGGCATCAAAGTCCGTGGCACTGGCGCAGCTACCAAGGGCCTGATGGCCCGAGGCCCAATGGCGTGAGGTTTGAATGAACTACACCGAGCTGAAGGTCAACATTGCCGACATCTGTGAAAACGAGTTCACAGAGGAGCAGTACGCCATGTTCACGCAGCAGGCGGAGCAGAAAATCTACAGCTCGGTGCAGTTGGCCAACCTCCGCAAGAACGTCACCGGGACGCTGACTGCAAACAACAAGTACTTGGCGGCTCCGAACGACTTCCTGTCGGTGTACTCGCTGGCCATCTACCCCGCTGCTGGCGGCGAGTATTTGTTCCTGCTCGACAAGGATGTAAACTTCATCCGTCAGGCGTACCCCAATCCGGCTACTACCGGTAAACCCAAGCACTACGCCATCTTCGGACCCCAGTCCAACGATGTGAATGAGCTGACGTTCATTCTTGGCCCAACGCCTGATGCAACGTACAACGCGGAGCTGCATTACTACTACTACCCTGAGTCCATCGTGACTGCGGGTACGACGTGGCTGGGCGAGAACTTTGACTCCGCTTTGCTCAATGGCGCTCTGGTTGAGGCAATCCGCTTCATGAAGGGTGAGGAGCAAATGGTCAAGGTGTACAACGATATGTACGTTCAGGCAATTGCTCTGCTCAAGAACTTGGGTGATGGTAAGCAACGCATGGATGCTTATCGCGATGGTCAAGTAAGGATTAAAGTGTCATGAGCATTCTTCAAACAGCAACCACGTCGTTCAAAGTTGAGCTGCTGCAAAGCATCCACAACTTTGGCCCCACCTCACCGGACACGTTCAAGATCGCCTTGTACACCGCCGCTGCCGATCTGGGCTATGCAACAACCGCGTACAGCACCTCCAATGAGGTGACTGGTACGGGCTACACCGCTGGCGGCAACACGCTTACCATCAGCACAAGCCCAACGTCCGGCAACAACTCGCTCAACATCCCGACGGCGTACATCAACTTCAGCAACACATCTTGGACTGGCGCTACGTTCACGGCCCGTGCGGCCTTGATCTACAACAGCAGCGAAGGCAACAAGTCCGTGGCCGTTCTGGACTTCGGCTCCGACAAGACCGTCAGCAACGACACTTTCCAAATCATCTTCCCAACAGCCGATGCCAACAGCGCAATCGTGCGAATCTCTTAAGGAGCCATCATGGAACACAGCAAAGCAGCCGACAGCGTTACCGCAGGCATGATCACAAACCGCGTTGGCGGTGAGCGCGTTGGCGCGGGCGGTATCTTCACCGTCACTTGCGTGGGCGCAGACGGCAAGGAAAAGTGGTCTGACAAGTTTCACAACCTCGTTGTCAATCAGGGCCTGCAGGACATGAACAGCAAGTACTTTGCCGCCTCGGGTTACACCGCCGCTTGGTACTTGGGTCTGGTCGAAGGCCCCGGCTCCGGCACAACATTCGCTGCTGCCGACACACTGGCTTCGCATGCTGGCTGGACTGAGCTGGTGCCCGGCACCGCTTACACCGGCAACCGCAAGGCTGTCACTTTTGGCACGGCCACCACGGCTGACCCATCGGTGATCACAAACTCTGGCAGTCCATCTTCGTTTGCCATGCTGGTGAACAGCACTGTGGTGGCTGGCGCGTTCTTGGCCAGCGTCAGCAGCGGCACCTCCGGCATCTTGTTCTCGGCTGGTGACTTCACTGGCGGCGACAAGACCGTGGACAACGGCGACACCCTGAACGTGACCTACAGCTTCTCGCTCGACGCAGCCTGATAGGGGCAAGTGGTGTTTGGTGATGTCACTTTTGCCCAAGCACCCTTCGCCTCTTTAGGCGGGAACACGTTCGCCGCCACGCAACCAGAAGCTGCTGCAGTGGCAGCTTCCTTTGAGGTTCCCAGCGTCATTCGCGGCGGCATCATGAGCGAGACTGCCACGGGTCAAAACACCCAGTCGGTCATCGCCACAATGGTGGCCACGCAGACTGAAACATCCTCTGCATCCAGCGTTCAGTCGGTCATCGCCAACATGGTGGCCAGCATGCTGGAGCAGGGCACTGCCAATGATGCGCAAACAGCCATCGGCACATTCTTGGCATCGCAAGCAGAAAGCACCAGCGCCACAGCAGCTCAGACCGCCAGCAGCAACGTCTTGGCCGCACTGTCGGAAACGGCCACAGGCTCGGACTCTATGAACCGGGGCCTGCTGGTTTCGGTGGCCATCGCAGAGAGCGCAGCGGGCACGGCCACGCAAGTGGCTCAGATCAATGTAAACGGCTCCATCGCGGAAGTCGTGAGCGCCCTGAGCACTCTGGGTGTGGTCAAAGACAAGAACATCTACGCGACTGGCGTGCAGCTCACCATCAGCATCGGAGGGGCGCTGGTCTGGGCAGTAATTGACGACAGCCAGAACCCAAACTGGCAAAATATCAACGACGTGCAGTCCCCCGGCTGGACGCAGCTACCGTCGTAAGGACACAAAATGGCATTGGCACTCAAAGATCGCGTCAAGGAAACCACCACCACGACTGGCACTGGCACGGTTACGCTGGCCGGTGCAGCTTCGGGCTTCCAGTCATTTGCGGCGGTGGGCGACGGCAACCAGACTTTCTACGCCATCGTGGACTCAGCTTCCGGCGACTGGGAAGTTGGCGTTGGCACATACACATCCTCGGGCACTACGCTGTCACGCACCACCGTAGTGTCGTCCAGCAATGCAGGGTCTTTGGTGAACTTTGGCGCTGGCTCCAAAGACGTGTTTGTCACCTACCCATCCTCGCGGTCGGTGTATCTGGACGCTGCGGGCTCTGCCGTCACCACGCTGGACATCGGGACTCTGGGCGCAAGCACAGCCAACATCACCACGGCCAACATCACG